CGCTTGGTCGGTATGGGAACCGTGCAGAAGGGCTACAATATGCAAAAAGCTATTGATGCCCAACTCCGTAGTCATCTGGACTCTTTAGCACTGACTACGGCCCCTATGATGGCAGCAGACGCTACAAGGCTCCCGCGTGGTGTAAACTACAAGGTCCAGCCTGGAAAGACCCTGCTTACCAACGGTAATCCTAACGAGATCCTGTTCCCATTTAAGTTTGGATCTACGGACGCAGGCAACATCACCACCGCCCAGCAGTTTGAGGTGATGCTCCTTCAGGCTACAGGAACCCTAGATAGTCAGGCGATGACCCGCTCTGTGGCCCAAGGAGAGGCTGGTGGGGCTTCTATGTCCCTTGCTATGTCTTCTATCATTAAGAAGAATAAGCAGGCGCTCATGAACTTCCAAGATGACTTCTTGATCCCTCTGATTAAGAAGGTAGCCTACCGCTATATGCAGTATGACCCCGAGCGTTACCCTAGCCGTGACTTCACCTTTGTCCCTGCCAGCACCCTTGGCATGGTAGCTAGGGAGTACGAGCAGCAGCAGTTCATTGGATTGCTCCAGACCCTTGGTCCTGACAGCCCTGTCCTGCCCTTGGTCTTAAAAGGCATCATCAAAGGCTCTAGCCTGTCCAACAAGGAAGAGCTTTCGGCTGCTTTGGACCAGATGAACCAGCCTGATCCAGCCCAACAACAGATGGTAATGGCCCAACAGGAGGCTCAAATTGGACTTCTACAGGCCCAGATTGCTGAACTGCAGGGTAGAGCACAGGAAAGTCAAGCCAACGCCCAGGAGAGCCTTGCAAAGGCCCAGAAAACCAGTGTTGAGACCCAGCTCATGCCTGAGAAGATGCGGATTGATGTGATTCAGGCTTCTTCGACTAACCTTTCCAACGAGACTACGGACGATTTTGAGCGCAGGCTCAAGCTTGCCAACATAATCCTGAAGGAACGGGAGCTAAAAACCAAGGAAAACATCGTAGAAGCACAAACTGGTAGAAAAGTACAGTAAATACTTGACAAAACTCTAAAGTTGTGGTATAATTAATACATTGTTGTAGAAATACAACACAGTCCTTATAAGGAGAAACTGTGGACAAAGAATTACAAGCCTATTATGAGGCTAGATTTGACATGATGACCTCTAAGGGCTGGAAAGACCTCTTAGAAGACCTTCAAAAGGTAGCTGAAGTGTCAAGGGATTTAGACAGGTGTACCAGCGTAGAGGATCTGTACTACGCCAAAGGACAACTAGACATCCTAAACTTTATTCTTAAGCTCAAGCAATCATCTGAGGATGCTTACGAGGAGCTAACAGCATGAAGCGGATATTTGAATTTAGGTGTGCAAAGGCACATCTTAGTGAGAAATTGGTAGACGATGAGACACGCAGCATAGACTGTCCTCATTGTCACAATGAAGCTTCTCGTATTATCTCGTCACCCAGAATCAGGCTAGAGGGCATCACAGGTGCGTTTCCTTCAGCGTATGATGCATGGGCTAGAAAACACGAGCAAGCAGCAAGGGCCTATCAAAAGAAAAGCGAAAGCTAATCCGATGGGTATTTTTAATTTCCTAGAATCCGTTGTGGACAGGAGGATAATGTGGCAGAACTAATCGACACGCAAGAAGAGTTATTTGATGCAGCAGACATTAAACAGGCAGATGAGCCTCAAGTAGAGCAAACTCAAGAGCCAGTAGCACAGGAGGAAACTGAAGAGGTTCTTCCACCCAAGTACAAGGGCAAGAGTCTTGATGAAATTGTCAAGATGCACCAAGAGGCTGAGAAGCTTATTGGTAGACAAGCTCAAGAAGTTGGGGAGGTGCGGAAACTTGCTGATGAACTCATTAAGCGACAACTCGACACTAGACAAGAAGTTCCTGCTGCAAAAGAAGACGAGATCGATTTCTTTGAAGATCCGAAGAAGGCAGTAAATAAGGCAGTAGAAACACATCCTGCTATTCTAGAGGCAAGGCAACAAACCTTGGCTTTAAAACAGCAGCAGACGCTGACTAAGTTACAACAGGACTTTCCTGACTTTCAGCAGACAGTAGCTGATCCCTCTTTTGCAGAGTGGATTAAAGCCTCACCAGTGCGTATGCGGTTGTATGCTGCGGCTGATGCAGACTTTGACTTTGATTCAGCGGCTGAACTATTGACAAGCTGGAGTTATGTTAAACCTAAAGCAGCCCCTGTACAGCAGGCAGTTCCTTCGCAAGAAGCGAGAGCGGCACAGAAGGCAGCAGTAAAGGCAGCGACTGTAGATGTTGGTTCTAACTCTGTTGGAAATACTTCTTCTAAGGTTTATCGAAGAGCGGATCTAATCCGACTACAATTGGAAGACCCAGACCGATATATGCAACTACAAGATGAAATCATAGCTGCGTACTCCGAGGGTCGAGTTAAATAACTTAATCATTTGGGAGATTTAAAATGCCTTTAGGTACTAATAACGTAACCGTAACAACAGCAGCCAAGTTTATTCCTGAGATTTGGAGTGATGAGATCATCGCTGCATACAAGAAGAACCTGGTTCTCGCTAACGTCATCAACAAGATGAACTTCAAGGGTAAGAAAGGTGACACCGTTCACGTTCCTAAGCCCACCCGTGGTTCTGCTTCTGCTAAGGTTGCTTCTTCTCAGGTTACCCTGATTGCTGCGACTGAAGACGAGGTAGTAATCAATATCGACAAGCACTTCGAGTACAGCCGTTTGATCGAAGATATCGTCTCTGTACAGGCTCTTGCCTCGTTACGCCGTTTCTACACGGATGACGCTGGCTACGCTTTGGGCGTACAGACCGATTCAGACATCTGGACACTGTTCAAGTCTATCGGTAACGGTAACGGCTCGTCCTACCAGAACTCTGGTGTTTATGAGTTCAGCTCCACCACTGCTGTTGCTTACAACGGTTCTGTTGGTTCTGCATTCAATGACGCTGGTTTCCGTAAGGGAATTCAGATCCTTGACGATGCTGATACGCCAATGGATGGTCGCTCCTTTGTCATCCCGCCTGTCCTGCGTAACGACTTGATGGGTACTGCTCGTTACACTGAGCAAGCCTTCACGGGTGAGACTGGTGCAGCTAACACGATCCGTAATGGTCGGGTTGGTAACCTCTACGGTATCGAAGTCTACATCAGCTCCAATGCTCCTTCGCTGGAGTCTGGTGCTGCTCGTTTGGCTGGTCTGTTCCATCGTGATGCCTTCACGCTGGTTGAGCAACTTGGTGTTCGCTCACAGACTCAGTACAAGCAAGAGTGGCTTGCTGATCTGTTGACCGCTGACACATTGTACGGTGTTAAGACTATCCGTACCGATGCTGCAGTTGGTTTTGTAGTTCCTGCCTAGTAGCTTATAGCTAGTGGCTCTCCTCAGCCTCACAAGGGCTGGGGAGTTTTCTTAAGCAGATACTGTCTGTTTAAGCAAACTAAACGGAGATTAAATGGCAATCTATCGTGGTCCTGGTGGTCCAGGTGACGCAACAGCAGACGCAGCCAATGCCGCTGCACTAGCCCTACAGTATGCTTCTCTAGCTGCTGATAGAGCCGCTGATGCTGCTGACAGTGCTGATGCTGCTGAGAATGATGCTACTGGTGCAATAGCTGCTGCTGCGGCTGCTCAAGCTGCACAGGCTGCTGCTGAAACTGCAGAGACTAATGCAGAGACTGCAGAGACTAACGCAGAGGCTGCAGAGGCTGCTGCTGTAGCCGCTAGTAACGCCTCAATCAACATGGCTACTGGCTTTTCTGTTACAGCCACTACGCTGTCTGTTGGTTCTCCTGCTACAGCCTCTTATAATAACTCTACCTTTGCATTAACGCTAGGCGTACCTACGGGTGCAACAGGTGCTACAGGACCTACAGGACCTACAGGGCCTACGGGATCAACTGGGCCAACAGGCAACACAGGACCTACTGGGCCGACTGGTCCACAAGGTATTCAAGGTAATACTGGCCCCACAGGGCCTACAGGACCAACTGGACCAACTGGTACTGCAGCTACGATTGCTGTAGGAACTACTACCACAAGCCCAGCAGGAGGCAACGCTGCTGTAACGAATAGTGGTTCTTCTTCTGCAGCAGTATTTGACTTTACTATTCCAACTGGTCCCACTGGTCCCACAGGTAATACAGGACCTACAGGACCGTCTGGCCCAACTGGACCAACTGGCAGTGCAGCTACTATTGCCGTAGGAACAACAACTACAAGCCCTGCTGGTGGTAATGCTGCTGTAACAAATAGTGGTTCATCTTCTGCTGCAGTATTTGACTTTACTATTCCAACAGGACCTACTGGTCCAACAGGCTCAACAGGACCTACTGGTCCGACTGGAACAGCAGCCACAGTTACTGTAGGAACAACTACTACAAGTCCAGCAGGTGGTAATGCCTCTGTAACCAACAGTGGCTCGTCTTCTGCTGCAGTATTTGACTTTACTATTCCGACTGGTCCTACCGGCCCCACAGGACCTACAGGGCCAACTGGACCGACCGGGGCTAATGGCCCACCAGGGCCAACAGGGCCAACAGGCGCTACTGGAACAGCAGCAACAATTGCTGTTGGAACTACTACTACAGGACCCGCTGGAGGTAGTGCTTCTGTAACTAATAGCGGCTCGTCTTCTGCGGCAATTTTTGACTTTACTATTCCTACAGGCCCTACTGGACCCACAGGACCCACAGGACCTACTGGCCCTGCCGGACCAACTGGTCCAACAGGCGCTACTGGACCGACTGGTCCTACTGGCCCAGGCGTTGCTATTGGTGGAACCACTGGGCAGGTATTACAAAAGAATAGTGCTACAGATTATGATACTTCTTGGGTAACATTTAGTTCTCTACCCTCTCAGTCTGGAAATAATGGTAAGTTTTTATCTACAGATGGTTCTGCTGCTTCTTGGTCAACTATTCCAACTAAACTACAAATCTTAGTTCGTGCTGGAACAACGACAGATGTTTCACTAGCCAACGGCTATTTACCTGTTACAAACAGGGCTGGTTCAACAATTCAAGTATCAATCGTCTAAGGACAAAATATGGCAAATAGATATCCTTTAGTTCTTAACGGAACAACTGTACAAGAACTTCAGTCTGGTGATGACCTAATTGGTTTGACTAACTGGGGAGCACTAGATACAGATCAAACATGGTCTGGAGCACAGCGTGGCACAGTCACTACGGACAATGATGGTTCATTCGACATGAATGTAACTAACAACTTTAAATGTACTCCAACAGGCTCTATAACCCTGACCTTTACTAACATCACTGCTGGTCAGTCTGGGTTTATCCTGCTAGTCAACGGATCTAACTACACAGTATCTGCCCATGCTAACACCAAGGTAGCCACTGGTGCTTTGACAGCTATGTCAGCCACTGGTACATATCTGCTTAGTTACTTCTCTGATGGTACTAACGTGTTTGTAGTTAACTCAGGAGCACTTGCCTAATGGCTGTTCTACCTACGGGCATTGGCCCAGTCACTGGCTATAACGTAGAGCGCAGTCTGCGGTTTAACTCTGCGGATAGTGCGTACCTGAGTAGGACTCCCGCGAGTGCGAGTAACAGAGATACATGGACATTTAGCGGATGGGTAAAAAGAAGCAAGCTAGGGATGAGCAACGCCATTGTTTTTGGCTCTGGTGATACTTATGTGAACTTTGAAACAGATCGGTTAGCTGTTAATTTACGAGCTGCCGCAACGAATTACCTTGGGATTTCAACGGCAAAATTTCGTGATGTTTCTGCTTGGTATCATATTGTTGTTGCGGTGGATACAACACAAGCAACTGCCGCAGACCGATTAAAAATGTGGGTCAACAATCAGTTAATTACTGCTTTTGATGTAAGTAGTTATTTAAATATTCCTGTTAATACTGATACTGCGGTTAATAGTACCAATGCTCACAACATAGGAAGATATACAGGAACTGGGGAACATTTTGATGGCTACATGACCGAAATAAACTTCATTGACGGTCAAGCCCTAACGCCATCCTCATTCGGTGAAACAGATGCACAGACAGGTGTATGGAAGCCTAAAGCTTACTCTAGCACATACGGCACTAACGGGTTCTTCCTAAAGTTTGCAGACAACTCTGGCACGACCAGCACAACGCTAGGCAAGGACAGCTCAGGCAACAGCAACAACTGGACACCTAACAACTTCTCGGTGACTGCTGGCGCTGGCAATGACTCGCTAGTAGATTCACCTACGGCATACGGTACAGACACAGGTGTTGGTGGCTCCGTAAGAGGTAATTACGCTACGTTGAATCCTCTTGCTTCCTCGGGAACATTTACAAACGGCAATTTAGACCTTGCTGTTGGCTCAACTGCGGAATCAAGCGGCATTGCAACAATGGCTGTTGGGGCCTCTGGAAAATACTATTGGGAAGTTTTAGTTACTGCTGTTGGTGGTGACTATATGATAGGTATATATAACGGGCAAAACACATTAAACCCAACATCAAGTGGAACTTTTTACGGTTACAGGTATAACGGACAAAAAGTTACTGTTTCTGGTAGCACCTACGGAGCATCTTATACAACTAATGACATAATTGGTGTTGCGGTTGACATGGATGCAGGGACTATTACTTTTTACAAAAACGGTTCTAGCCAAGGCCAAGCGTTTAGTGGAATTTCTGGTGGTAATTTTAGACCGTCTACTTATCTGTACAACAACGCAAGTAAAACAGCCAACTTCGGTCAACGTCCCTTTGCCTACACAGCCCCCTCTGGCTTTAAGGCATTGTGTACAACTAATCTGCCTACGCCGACCATCGGTGCTACTAGCACTACACAGGCGAATGATTACATGAATGTGGTGTTGTGGACTGGAAATGGATCAACAACCCGTGGAATTACTGGCGTGGGGTTTCAACCTGATTTTACTTGGATAAAAACAAGAAGTGGATCATCGCTTAACCAT